AAAAATCAATTATATCTATATATGAAGATATTTTAACTAAAAATGAAATTGACACTTTAAGTTTATCTTTATCAATTAATAATTTTAATACATTTGACTTAGATAATGTTTTATTAGAAATAGGTAACATCACATATTTAAGTGATGATGATAAAATAATAATAAAAAATATTTTAAACGGAGAATCACAAAAAGGTTACTCTGATGATATTTATAAAATAAAATAGTATGGAATATTTAAATACGGGTAGTCACTTAGGTACGGGTTCAACGACAGTGATTAGTGCATCAACAACAACAAAATACTTAGTTAAGACAGTACATGCAACTAATGTTTTTAGTGCTGACACATCTTTTAATTTATCTTGGGTAGATAATAGTGGTTCACAAACTTATTATTTAGGGTATAATATTACGATACCTCAATCGTCTTCATTTCAAGCGTTAGATGGTACATTTACATTAGATAATTTAGATAGTTTACAAGCTAGTTGTGGTGATGCTGATGCAATTGATTTATCAATCTCTTATATGGAAATAGCTAATTCAGAAGGGTAATATTATTCACCATACATATCTTTAGGTTTGTCGCATTGTTCTTTGATTAATTTTTCGACAAATGCAAACATCTTTAAACCATTCTCTTCACAATACACTTTTAACATCTCGTGTGTCTTTGGCGTAATCTTTAGATTTTTAGTCCTTTTCATGCCTTTTATTAAATAAGTATACAAAAGTATGATTTTTTTCATACTAATTACACATATAATACAATGTATTATAAAACTTTGGTGAAGTTAAGCATATTTATAATGAAAAGGATAAAATAATAAAACAAATAAAAAATTAAATTAAATGGCATCAACAGACAGAATTTTTGTAAGTCCAGGTGTATTCACATCGGAGAAAGACTTAACATTTGTCACAAGACAAGTAGGGGTTACCACATTAGGTTTAGTGGGAGAAACACCTAAAGGTCCAGCATTTGAACCAGTATTTATTTCAGACTATGACGAATTCCAAAAATATTTTGGGGGATTAAATAGTGATAAGTTTGAAGGTTCTGGATTTCAGAAATATGAATTAAATTATATCTCTAAATCATTCTTATCACAAACAAATCAATTGTATGTAACAAGAGTATTAGGTTTATCAGGATATAAAGCAGGTGCGGCTTGGTCACTTACTATTGACGCATCTATCGATCCAGATACAGTTGTAGAAACAGCTGCTGACACTACATTAGCGTTGGCTATGACTTATTCAGCATCTACTGCCGGTACACCTACAAGTATTGTATGGGACGCATCAGCTTCAGGTATCGAAGACTTATATGACGATGGTGAATTAACAAGTGAGTTTAGTGATTTAGGTTTAAAAACAACTGGTGAAACAATTTCTTTAACTACTGCTAAATATGTTAAGACAGGAAATGACTTTGATGGTGCAACATTCAACTTAGTTATAACTAATAGAGAAGATATTGGTGGTGGTGTAATAACTGGTACAACATCAGCTTCTACATATGTACAATATAGTGGTACAGCTTATAGTGATGTAGAAGGAAGTGTAGTAGCTACTTTAAGAAGTAGGGGTTCAGTTAACTCTGACGAACAAATGGAATTTGATGTTAGTGCATCGACTTCAGTTAATATTGAAGGTACTGATGCTGATACAATCGAAAAAGATCCATTATCTACTTTCACAATTACAGGTACAAATAGAGATTTAGATACATTCTCTTATAATGTGTCTTTTGACTCAACAAAGAAAAATTACATTACTAAGGTATTAGGTACTTCACCTTCAGATAAAGATTCAGAATTATTTGTAGAAGAAATTTATAAAAATACTTTAGATGATTTAAATGCGGATGGTAAAGTAAGAGGTATTAACTCTGAGATTATTCAAATAGCGAGTAATTTAAATGACTACGATCAAGAATATACTTCAGCAGTTACACCTTATGTATTATCCGAATTAAGAGGTACTGATTTATTTAGATTATTTAGGTTTATCACTATTTCTGATGGTGATGCTGCAAACAAAGATATTAAAGTATCAATAATTAACATCAAACCAGATGATAGAACTTTCGACTTAGTTGTTAGAAAATTCTACGATGATGACGCTAGACCAGTTATTGTAGAGAAATTCTCTAAATTATCTATGAACCCAACAGATAGTGGATTTATCGGTAGAAAGATTGGTACTGCAGATGGTGAGTTTGTATTAAGAAGTAAATACATTATGGTTGAAATGGCTGATAGGTATCCGGAAGATGCTTTTCCAGCAGGTTTTGAAGGTGTTTCAGTTAGAGATTATGAAGGTGGTAATGGTACTGCTAAATCTCCATTAATTGAATATAAAACTTCTTACACTAACAATGAAAAGAAAAGAAAATCTTACTTAGGTTTAAGTACAGATATCGGTGTGGATCAAGATTTCTTTAACTATAAAGGTTTAGATAATGGTGAGGCTTGGACAGGTAGAACAGAAGGTTTCCATATGGATTCTGGTGTTACTACAACAACAATTGCTGGTGTATCTAATTCTTTTCAAGTAGGTGACGCAGAATTTAGAAATGAAGCTGATTTAGCTAATACAGATTATGAAAGATTAGATTCTAGAAAATTCACATTCGCACCATTTGGTGGTTATGATGGATGGGATATCTATAGAACTAAAAGAACAAATGATGACAGATATAAAATCAATGGTAGTAAAGCTACTTTAGGTTTAACTTCAGGTACATTCGAACCTAGAATCACTTCTACTGAGGTAGATGGTTTAGATACTGACTGGTACGCATACTTCGAAGGTATTAGAACTTTCGCTAACCCAGAAGCGGTTAACATTAATGTATTTGCAACACCAGGTATTGATTCTAGAGATAACATCTCTTTAATAGAGGAAGCAATTGATATGGTGGAAGAAGAAAGAGCAGATTCGTTATATCTAATAACGACACCTGATACTGATAGTAGTGGTGTAGTTGCATTAACACCAGATGAGGCAGTAGATGTTATTGAAGATTCAGGTATTGATTCTAACTACTCAGCAACTTACTTCCCTTGGTTACAAATGCAAGATACTGAAAATAACCAATATGTATGGTTACCACCTACATTAGAGGTTGTTAGAAACATTGCACTTACAGATAATATTGCTTTCCCTTGGTTCGCAACTGCAGGTATCAATAGAGGTACAACAAACGCAATCAAAGCAAGAACTAAATTAACTTTAGATCAGAGAGATACTTTATATGAAGGAATGATTAACCCAATGGCAACATTCTCAGACGTAGGTGTGGTAATTTGGGGTAACAAAACGTTACAACAGAAAGAAACAGCACTTAATAGAATTAACGTTAGAAGATTACTATTACAAGCTAGAAAACTTATTTCAGCAGTTTCTATCAGATTGTTATTCGAACAAAATGATGATGTAGTAAGAAATCAATTCTTAACATTGGTTAACCCTATCTTAGATAACATTAGAAAGGAAAGAGGTTTAACTGACTTTAGAGTACAGGTAGATAGTGATCCAGAATCTATTGATAGAAACGAATTAAATGGTAGAATCTTTGTTAAACCAACAAGATCATTAGAATACATCAGTGTTGAGTTCAACATTACTAACACAGGTGCTAACTTCGATAATATCTAATAATAAAAAAAATAATGTGGGGGAGAAATCTCCCACATTTATTATATACCTATGAAAGTACAATTAACAGAATCACAATACAATAGATTGTTAGAGTTTCAAAAAAGAGCATATTCTTTTGACTGGGATGATAACATTCTTAATCTGCCAACACACATTCATTTAGAAAAGGTGGTTGGTGATGAATATGTTCCGGTAGATGTTTCTACTTCTGAGTTTGCTGAGATGAGACATTTGGTAGGTACGGAATATAGATTATTAAACGATAATCCTTTAGAAGCTTTTGCTGATTTTAGAGATTATGATGCATTTATGAGAGATACTCAAAAAGCAGTTAGAAATAATTCATACGGACCTAGTTTCGATAAGTTTAAAGAAGCTTTAATCTATGGTAACGACTTTTCTATCATAACGGCTAGAGGACAATCACCAAAAGCTCTTAGAGATGGTACAAGACTATTAATCGATTTAACATTCTCTGATGATGAAAAAAGAACAATGGAAGATAATTTAAGAGGTACTTCAATAGATCAGTATTTAAGTTTACAAGATTATCATCCAGTATCTTCAGATGAGTTTAAAGAAAAGTTTGGTGCTGAGGGTGGTGCTGAAAATCCAGAAGTTGCAAAAACAATTGCATTAAGAGATTTTACAGGTAGAGTTGTTAGAGCAGCAAAAAAATTAGAAATGAATCCTGAATATAAAGGTT